GCTCATCCAATACGTGAACGTCTACGCGCCCCACGCCACCCTCAAGGGCAAGCACAACTTGTCAACCGCCCCTATGCGTTTGGTCGCACGGCGGTTGATCAACGATGGCGACAACATGATCGTCAACAGTTACTCAAGCGGTGCTCGCTCCTACGTTGAGGCCGACACCATTGAATCGAACGCCGCATCAGCTTCTGCCGTGTACGCTGCGAACACCGACTTGGATCTGCGTTGTCGCAGGATTGAGTTTGGTGCCGGGGGTGGCATCCTGGCGTTGGGCAACGCCGCAGCGAACCGTGTCACGCTTGACGTCGAGGAGATAGAGTCGGGTGGTGGGAACGCTCTGGGTCTCGGCTCAGGGGCTGGTGGCACTTGCGTCGTTACGGGCCGTGTGGGGTCGTTCGTGGAAACATCGGCGTCCACGGCCATTGACATCAGCTTCAGTGCTGGATCAGAGGCCCACCTGGTGGTCGGCAAGATCGACTGCACCACGGCCTATGACATCGCAGCGTCAACCGTACTGCGTCTTCTGGTAGGTGAACTCAGCGGCACAGAAACGATCGCCGCTGGTGCGGATGTCCGGGTCACGAAGGCGATGCGTAACGACTACGGTGCGACAGGAGCACCGACTGGGGCCTATGATGACAGCGCCGGGTTCACTGAGGGTTCAGTCGTTGTCAATACGGGCGCTGATGACGCCTACATGTGTGTCGATGCCTCCGCACCCGTGTGGAAGCAGATCACCAGGGAAGCACCGACCGGGGCCATATCAGACATGAGTGGCACAGGCTCGACCGGCGAAGATGGGGAAGCTCGCATAGCGATCAATGACATACTGGCCGCGCTTCGGTATCACGGTCTGATCAATACGTAGGGTCTGTCGCACAGGGGACGGCACAGTTCGGAGGTTGCGGAGAGACCAATAGGCCGGGGTGTTCCTGGCGGCCTCATAGTGGAGGCTAGGTTTCCCCGTACAGGATGGAGGTTCACATGTGTGCTGTTGCCATCTCCCCTGGCGTCTACTCGACCGAGGTGGATTTCAGTCTCTACGCCCCGAGACTGGCGTCCACGATCTGCGCGATGGTCGGGTCCGCCTCGAAGGGGCCGACCGATGAGCGGACACTCATCACCGACGAGGGCACGCTGATCGAGACGTTCGGTCCGCCGTCGACCGACCACCCGGCGATCTACGCGGCCCAGCAGTACCTGAAGTCGGGTCGCAACCTGTGGTTCGTCCGCGTGGCGAACTACGACACCACCGCGACCGGAGCGATCAGGGACGGCGGCGACGTGGCCAACGCAGTCACGATGCAAGCGGCAAGCTCCGGCTCATGGGGCAACAACCTGCGGGTCGTTGTCTCCGAGAGCGTCGGCGCGGGCTATGACTTCAGGATCACCTACAACAACGTGACCGTGGAGAAGAAGTCCGGCGTCCTCGTTGGCAGCGCGAACGCCAGCGACCAGCGGTACATCGAGACACAGTTCGCGACCTCGCTGTACGTGGTCTTCAACGACAGCGGCTCGTACACGACGCTCAAGACCGGGACCTACGCGCTCACCGGAGGCGCGGATGGCGCACCGGCCGACGACTCGGACATCATCGGTACGACGGTCGGCAACACGTCGACCGGTCTCCAGTTGTTCCGTGACCAGGATGCCGTGGACATCAACATGCTCCTGGCCCCGGGCCGCTGGGAGAGAACCGTCGTCAACGAATTGGCCGACATCGCGGAAGCGCGTGGCGACGCCATGGCCATCATCGACCCGCCGCAGGGTCTGACGGTCCAGCAGGTGGTCGACTGGCACAACGGCGTGCTGACCGGCAACCCCGACTACCTGACGGCGGCGATCAACACGAGCTACGCGGCCCTCTACTGGTCGTGGCTCCAGATCTACGACTCGTTCAACGACCAGGAGATCTGGACGGCTCCGTCCGGCGTCGCGGCCCGCATCTGGGCGTTCAGCGATGGCGTCTCCGAGCCGTGGTTCGCCCCGGCCGGACTCATCAGGGGCAACCCGACGAACCTGCTCGACCTGGAGCACTCGCCGTCCCTGGGTGAGCGGGACTACATGTACGGCTACCCGGGCCACAACGTCAACCCGTTCGTGAACTTCATTCGCGACGGGATCACGCTGTGGGGCCAGAAGACCCTCCAGCGCGCGCCGACCTCGCTGGACAGGATCAACGTCCGTCGCATGCTCCTGTACGCCCGCAAGGTCATCGCGACGGCGGTGCGGTACCTCGTCTTCGAGCCGAACGACTCCATCACCTGGCTGCGCTTCAAGCAGTTGGTCGAGCCGTTCCTCCGCAACATCGCGACGCGACGCGGTATCACGGACTTCCGCGTGATCTGCGACTCGACGACGAACACGCCCTTCTACATCGACCAGAACGTCATGCGTGGCAAGGTCCTGATCAAGCCGACGAAGGCGGCTGAGATCATCGAGATCCAGTACACGCTCCTGCCGACGGGAGCCGTGTTCGAGGAATTCGCGTAGCATTTGGCTGGTGGGGTGGCCCTCGTTCGGGGGCCACCCAAGGCCAATGATCCTTGGAAGGAGTTCACAGTGGCTACCGAGAGAACCATGGGAGCCGACCACATCGCAGAAGCAGGAGGGGCATTCGAGCCGCAGCGTCCCTTCAACTTCGTCTTGGTCCTCCCGCAGGACAAGATGTCGGCCCAAGAGAACGTGGAGCTTGCGGTGCTCTCGTTCTCGGTGCCGAACCGGAACATTCAGAAGATCACGATCCCGTTCTTGAACGAGGAACGCCACGTTGCCGGTGGTGTGGTCTTCGAGGATGCCACCCTCGTCGTGGTCGACTACGTCGACCCGGACGTGCTGTTCAGCCTCGATGAGTGGTTCGAGAAGGTCTACCAGGGTGGCGAGGACGGCACCGGCGGCATCGGGCTGGCCCGCGACTACAAGGCCGAGGCCGACATGAAGATGTTCGGGCCGGACGACCGCGAGTCGTTCTCAAGGCTCTGGCACCTCATCGGCATCTTCCCGACCTCGTTGCAGCACGGCGAGTTCAACATGGGGTCGCGCACCGAGTACAAGCAGGTCACCGCTACGTTCTCGGTCGACCGCATGTACTTCAAGCAGGAGACGGCGTCGTCGCCGGTCAGCCTGTAGTCCAGACGCACTAGGGTCCTAGAAAGGGGACGGTAATGGACGCTGCAGAAGTCATGGCATCGGAAGTCGCAGAAGTAGTGCTGCCTTCCAAGGGCATCCTCTATGGCGATCGCTTGCCTGAAGGAAAACTGCGGGTGAGGCCTCTGACCACGCGGGAGGAAAAGCTCCTTCTTTCCTCCCGCGCAGAGGTGCGCAATCGACTCATCCACACGATCGTTCAGGACTGCATCGTCGCTGAGGATCGCGCGAAGATGCCGTTCGACGAGTACCTCGTCGGGGATGTGATCTACCTGTTCATCTACATCCGGGCACTGACCTACGGGGCAGACTACACCTTCTTCCCGTCGTGCAAGTACTGCGGGAAGCCGATGAAGATCGACTTGCGGCTCCCACACGACATCGGGATCTACCGCTTCACCGATGACACCAAGGAGCCGTTCGAGACGACGCTGCCGAAGTGCGGCAAGCACATAGCACTTCGGCTGCTGCGGATCGGTGATGAGAAGGAGATCGAGAAGTACGCCAAAACGCAGCGCAAGGATGACGCTGAGTTCGCCTACAGGATCGCTCGGCACGTCGTCAGCATCGACGGCCAGGAGGTTACCGATCCGGCGTCACCGGACGTGCTGAAGGTGATCGAGTCCATGCACGCCCTGGACTCAGAGCACATTCGGGAGACGGTCATCAACAACGACTGTGGCATTGACCTGGAGATCGACCGGGACTGCCCCGAGTGCGACCGGCCGAACAACATCTACTTTGAGATGACCGTCGACTTTTTTCGTTCTCAGTCTGCCAAGGTACGAAGACGGCGCGGGACCATTGGATGACCAGGTCTGGCTGCAGATCAATGCTGGCATGCAGATGGATGTCTCGGCGTTGTTGCCTGTACCCGATCGCCGTAAGGTGATGAAGGCGGTCGTAGACGCGCACAAGGACGCCAGTGGCCGTCACGAGTTCAAGCCGGAGGAACTCGCGCAGACGAGGTCACTGGGCATAGCGAAACTGCGTGGGTGAGCGATGCCCGACAACCAGCGCACGATGCGGTACTCCTTCCAGACCGAGTTCGATCCTCGCGGTGTACAGCAAGCCGTGAAGGGCGTCGGCCAGATGTCGGCGGCGTTCGACGCGCTCGGCTCGCAGATCCAACGGACGAACTTCGGGCGCGCTCTGGAGAACATGCAGCAGTTCCACGGCGCATTGCCCGGCGTCGCTGCTCGTGGTGCTGAGGCCGCGAAGGGCGTCGCTTCACTGACGATGGCAGCGACGCAGTTGCAGAACGAGATGCTCGCTGTCCAGACGGGCATGGCAGTCCTGCAGAAGCAGTTCAAGCAGGGAGTGATCGACAAGGCCACCTTCAAAGACGGTATGAACAGCTACCGTGCGCTTCGGGCGGAACTGAAGGGGATGACGGCCGAGACCTATCAGGGCCGCCTGGTCTACCGTGAGATGCTTGAGGAAGCTGGCAAGCTCGCGGAGGCATCGAAGGAAGAGTTGAGAAAGATAGGCGCTCCGATGCGCCTCTTCCGCACCGCGATTCGCGGGGGCACCGTTGATGTTCAGAAGCTCCACGAGAATTTTCGTAGGTGGGGTCGTGATCCAGTGCACTAGGAGGTTGTTCGCTACGCCCAGCTATACAATGACCAGCTTCGTCACCGGGATCTCCTACAGCAGGAAGCAAGAGAGTCAAGCGAGAAACTGAACGAGAGCG